TCGCAACCCACGTCGAAACCATCTCGGTTTTATTATGTTTTTGTTTTGCTGTTATTGCCACCAATTTCACAATCACCTGTGAATTGAATAGCGGATAGGGGAGCGAACCGTCGATTTGGCCTTGACGGGGAAAGGTTTCACTGCGACTTTAACTTCTAGGATAAACGAACGCAATGAATGCGGTGCTTCAAGCAGGAAGGAATTAGTGGATGTTATCGGACCCGGGCAGGAACTGCCCGCGCTCGACATTGAACCCCTTGTACACCACCCTCTTGAGCTTACTCAGCACACCGGCTTCCAAGTTGTGGGGGTAACGATGCGAGAGTGCCTCGGCCACGGAGCGAGAGTTGAGGACGGCCTGTACCCAGGCGCCCCTCTCCGGGGTCGAGTATGTCTCGAGCATGGTTATGTGCGGCGACGGCCACGGGGCCCCGTCAGGGGACCAGTACTGGCGCTCGACCGCCGTGGGCTCGAAATCAGCGTATTTCTCGCTGAGTCGGGCCCAGGTATCGTTCGCGCACCCCTTCAGCTCAGCAACATAGAGCTGGAAGAGATGGGCGTACGGGTCTAGCCAGTCCGATCCCTTGTCGGCCTCGTAGAGTGCCAGCAACCTCCGCATCACGCACACCTCGACAGGAACGTCCGGGGGCGCCACCGTGACGTGCAGCTTCGCGAGAAGCCGCGTCTCGTCAGGGACGCTTCCCAAGTCCACAGCGGGATCTGGCCAGACCCGCGCTAGGAAGGGGACGTTCTTGGAGTGCAACGTGCACTTGGTGACGCACCCGAAGGCGGCGGCCACGTCGTTGAAGCATTTAGCCTCCACGCCCGCGGTTAGCCCGTCGTCGCCTCCGTAGATGCCTTCCTCCTCCCACTCTAGGAGCAGTTCGAGCAGGCGCGCGCCGTCCTCCCATTCGTCGATGGAAGTGATACGGCTCTCGCAATATGCGATGTACGCCATGAACCCGTTCTGCAACCCGTTGGAGAAAGAGGTGTCACTTACGCCAGATAGCCTCGCCCACTTCGACTGCCACTTCACCCCGTTCGGGGTGGTAACCTTGCAACCAAAACATGCCTTCTTCAGGCGCACTATGGTCTCGTGGTAGCGCGAAGGGAACACCGCCTTAAACATCTCTATTTCGAACTCGATCATCGCGCGCGACACCCTGCCGTCAAAACGGCTGAAATCCGATGCCAGCAAAGGCCGGCCACCGCGCGCAATATGCTTGACGCGCACGGCGATCTGCTCCGGGGAATTTCCGAACGCATACCAGCGGCATTTGGCCTTGAGCGCGCGCGCGAACACGGACACAAAGGTACCAAACTCCGAGACATGCTCGTCGTTCATCGGTTGGATCAATCGGGGATCGTTGGGGGTGGCGTAAGACTCTTTCTTGACGAACGCGCTGACGTGGTAATTCTTCCCGGCATGTCCCTGGCCAGCCGCCTTGGTAAAGCGTTGCTGTTGCCTGGGGCGCAGGTCGGCAAGGGCCTCCGATTGGTCTTTGGGGAGGAGCAAGCCGACCAGATCGCTGATCCGGTTCTTGAATACTTCGCGCGCCAGCGCATACTTCCGCGGGAAAGGTTCGTTGTTTTCGACTGACTCAATTCGGCCCTCGTAAGCCTGGAGCTCGTTCGCGTGGCTAATCACCGGGCAGAAAACATAGCCCGGCAACCAGTTATAC